CAGCAGATATTCTTTCTCAATATGCATCACTGGCAAAAGAGGCTAGAAAATCAGGGCAGTTGCACGTTGCTTTAGGCTGTATAAACTCAATGGCTAAAGTAGGACAGGTAAGCACTTGAGCATACTGAACAGAGAAGGATCTGTATTAGATCATATAGGCAGTCACTACACTGACATTGATACTGGAGAGCTATTAGATAAGATTAGGGGTGATTTGCATGAGGCACAACAACAGTTCTTTGATAATCAAACAGAGATTGTTGGATTATCTGCTGGATATGGTGCTGGCAAGACAAGAGCCTTGTGCAGTGTGGCTGTTAAACTTGCAGCCCAGAACATAGGATTTATTGGTGCAATCCTTGAACCAACTAATGTTTTAATCAGAGACATATGGCAGACAGACTTTGAACAGTTCCTTGAACACTATGAAATACCTTATACCTTCAGAGCTTCACCACTTCCAGATTATACTTTGCATTTCCAAGAGGGAGACTCCAAGCTGCTTTGTAGGTCATTTGAGAACTACACCAGAATCATAGGTTTGAATTTATCGCACGTTTTGGTAGACGAAATCGACACAGTTTCCCCAGCTATTTGTGATAAGGCATTTCCAAAAATACTTGGTAGGTTAAGGGCTGGTAATGTTCGCCAGTTTGCCGCAGCTAGTACACCAGAGGGATTTAGATGGCTATACAACACCTTTGGTACTGATGAAGCAAAGGAAAGAAAAGATAGGCAGTTGATAAAGATGCGAACTCAGGACAACAAATTTTTGCCTGATGATTTCATTGAACGTATGCAAGCCAACTATGATCCATCAATGCTGGCCGCTTATCTCAATGGTGAATTTGTGAACCTAACCACAGGAATGGTCTATTCTAGGTTTACCAGAGAACAGAATGTTACGAACAACAAGCCTGATATAGGACTAGAACCACTTAGAATTGGCTTGGATTTTAATATTGGTAATACAAACTCGGTAATTGGTATTGTACAAAATCAAAAATTGTTAATATTTGATGAGATTAGTGGCAGCCACGATACAGATAGCATTGCCCAAGAGATAAAACGCAGATACCCTATGAATAAGATTTACATATACCCAGATGCAAGTGGAGGCAACAGAAGTACTAATGCAAGTCAGACGGACATTCAGATTCTTGAAGGATATGGGTTCAGCAATCAAAGCCCACGCAGCAACCCG